CCCAGGCTGAGATTGAGCGGCAGATGTCTGTGTGGTATCAGCGCTTTGCGGTCAACAATGAGATCACCCTGGCGGATGCCAAGCGGATGCTGAACGCCGGAGAACTCAAAGAGTTTCAATGGACGGTGGAGGAATACATCAAGCACGGCCAGGAGAACGCTTTGACCGGCCAATGGATGAAAGAGCTGGAGAACGCCAGCGCACGGGTGCATATCTCCCGGCTGGACGCTCTTAAGCTGCAACTCCAGCAGCAGGCAGAGGTGTTATACTCCAACCAGCTTGATTTTGTGGATGCTGCCGCCCGCAAGATGTATGAGGGCAGCTATTACCACACCGCCTTTGAGGTCCAGCGCGGCCTGGGTGTGGGCTGGACCATGCAGGCGCTCAATGAGGGCACCATCAAGAAAGTGCTCTCCCGCCCCTGGACAGCGGACAATCAAACTTTCCGTGATCGCTGCTGGACCAACAAGCAGAGCCTTGTGAACAGCGTAAACACCCAGCTCACGCAAATGATCATTCGGGGTGAGGCTCCAGACAATGCCATCAAGGCCATCTCCAAGCAGTTTAACGTGTCCCGGCAAAAGGCTGGCCGCCTGGTGATGACAGAGAGCGCCTATTTCTCCAGCGCCGCGCAGAAAGATTGCTTTTCTGAGCTGGGGGTGGAGAAATACAAGATCGTGGCCTCCTTTGACCATGATACCTGTGCGCTGTGCGGAGAGCTGGATGGCAAGGTGTTCAAAATGTCAGAGTATGAGGTGGGGCTCACAGCTCCGCCATTCCATCCTTGGTGCCGCTGCTGCACCTGCCCTTATTTTGAGGACATGGAGGGCATTGGTGAGCGCTGGACCCGAAACGAGGACGGCACCACCAGCAAGGTGCCCGCCAATACCACATTTGACCAGTGGAAAGGCAAATTTGTTCAAAACACTGTTGCGCCTACGCCTAAACCTGCTATACTGGATGTTGTAGAGGCCGCTGTGGGTGCTCCAAAGGGTGTGCCCCTCAATATGGCGGATGCCATCAAGGGGGCAAACCCCAATTTTTCTGCTGGTGGTGCATATCACGTCAACTGCCAGCGCTGCGTGCAAACTTATGAGCTCCGCAGACGTGGCTATGATGTTATTGCAAAGCCAAAGCCCTCTACCGGCAACACGGTGAACTGGGGCTCTGAGTGCTTTATCCAGCCCGGCCAGTATGCCGCATCGTGGCAGGCTTTCACGCTTAACCAAACGGAGGCCGCTGTCAAAAGAGAAATGGCGGCAGCACCGGAGGGAGCGCGGTATGCCATTTATATCAGGTGGAAAGGCAGAGGCGCAGGGGCTCATGTATTCATAGCAGAGAAAAGCGGCGGCGTTGTCCATTACATGGACCCGCAGACCGGCGGACTTAACGCATCCAATTATTTTTCACACGGGTCCAGAGGAAAGTTTGGATTTTTCCGCATGGACGATAAGACACTCACAACCGATCAGAGCATTATTGCTGCAACTGTGGAGGTGAAAAAGCCATGACCGAAAAAGAGGCAAGAGCCATTTTGGAAAGCTACCAGGAAACCGATGAGGACACCGGCGAAAAATACGGTTTTTGTATTTTGAAAAGCCTGGGTGCTGACGGTGACGGCTTTGCTTTTGAGTGCAAAGCGGACGGAGCAGAAAGCTCCTGCACTATGGGCGTGTATCCCGGCGGGGAGGTTCTGTGCATCCCCACTTGATATTTAACACTGTTTGTTGACTAAAGCATCCTGCTGAAAATGCAGGGTGCTTTTTTCATACCCAAAAATCACCGCTGACCCGGCGGAACAAAGCAGGGTGCCGCAATACGGGGGCTTGCCCGGTAAAAAGGACAGCGGCAGAAAGGAGCCGAAACATGAAACTGCAATGGATGAAAGACATCATGGGCGATGCCTACACGGAGGAGCTGGACGGCAAGGTCAGCGCCGCTTTGGGTGAGCGTTTTGTGGCCCGCACGGACTTCAATGACAAAAACGCCAAGCTCAAGGAGGCAGAGGCCCAGGTCACACAGCTCACTGAGAGCGTCAAGACCCGTGACAAACAGCTTGATGATCTGAAAAAGTCTGCCGGTGACAACGCCGAGCTGCAAAAGCAGATCGAGGCGCTGACCCAGCAGAACAAGGACCAGAAAGCTGCCCATGACAAGGAGCTGGCAAGCATCAAGCTCATGGCCGCTGTGGACACGGAGCTGACCGCCGGAGCCAAGAACAACACCGCCGTTAAGGCTGTGCTGGCGGACTTCCTGGCGGGGGCCAAAATCGTGGATGGCAAGGTCACGGCAACGCTGAACGGCGAAACCACCACCCTGGCCAGTAAGGTTGAGGCTCTGAAAAAGGACACCTCCACAGATTTTCTCTTTGGACAGGTGGCCAAGTACGATGGCTGGAAACCCGGCGAGAACGGGGACGGCAGCAAGGCGGGCACAGGCAAAAAGCCCTCCGAGATGTCCTACTCCGAGCTTGCGGACTATCTGGCCCAAAACCCTGATGCAAAATTGGAGGACTAAATGAAAAGCAACACCTTTGAGGACGCACTGAAAAATATGGCTCTGGCCATGATGGACGTGCTCCCCACCCTTGTGGGCACCTTTGCGGAGGCAGTCACCCGTGATATTTTGGCCGGGCTGGCCGGTCAGACGGCCTCTGCGGGGCTTTCCGAGGGTAACGCAACCCAGGACACCATCACCGAGAAAGTGGCTTCTGTGGCCGTTTCTGCGGCGGAAAATCACTAATTCAGAAAGGAATGTTGAACAATGGCAAATGATAAGTTTGACGCTAAGAGCTTCAACCCCCAGGCCTTTAAGTATAAGGCCGACCGCATCCCCCGCACCCGTCTGAATGAACTGCGCAAGAGCAAGGTGCTGGCGGGCAATCCTGACATCCGGGCGGTGTTTACTGCTCAGAACGGCACCGCTTATGCCCGCCTGGCCATGCGCGGCTTGCTGGACGGCGATGCTGTGAACTATGACGGCCAGACCGACATCACCGCCACCAGCACCAAGACCTTTGAGCAGGGCATTGTTGTTGTGGGCCGCGCCAAGGCGTGGATGGAAAAGGACTTTTCCTTTGACATCACCGGCGGCGTGGACTTTATGGACAACGTGGCCCAGCAGGTGGTGGACTACTGGCAGGACATTGACCAGGACACCCTCCTGGCCGTGCTCAAGGGCGTGTTTGCGATGACCGGCGATAAAAACGCTGAGTTTGTCACCAAGCACACCTACACCGTGGACGGTGACATGACCTCCACCACCCTCAACTCCGCCACCGCGCAGGCCTGCGGTGATCACAAGAAAAAGTTTTCCCTGGTGTTCCTGCACTCCGTCACGGCCACCAACCTGGAAAACCTCAACCTGCTGGCCAACCTCAAGTACACCGACAAGGACGGCGTGACCCGTGATCTGGGCCTGCACACCTGGAATGGCAAGCTGGTGGTGGTGGATGACAGTATGCCCGCCACGGACGGCTATTTTGACGCTACCGCTGAAACGGATGGTGCCATCAAGATTGTGGCCAACTCCGCCACTCCTGCGGACGGTGAGATCAAGCTGTCTGGTGTCACTTCCTACTTTGGCACCAAGACCCTTGCGGCTGGTGACTATGTTGTGGCCGGTACTCAGTACACCACCTATGTGCTGGGTGAGGGCTCTATCAACTATGAGGACATCGGCGCAAAGGTGCCCTATGAGATGAACCGTGACCCCAAGACCAACGGCGGCCAGGATATGCTCTACCCCCGCCAGCGCAAGGTGTTTGCTCCCTTTGGCATCTCCTACGAAAAGGCCAGCCAGTCCAGCCTCTCCCCCACAGACACGGAGCTGGCCAACGGTGCCAACTGGGCGCTGGTCCACTCCGGCGAGAGCGCGGAGGCAGACCGCTCCTATATCGCGCACAAGGCCATCCCCATTGCCCGCATCCTGTCCAGGGGCTAACGGGTAACTGCCTATGACCGTGTATGAGGCCGTGGTGCTCCGGCTGGCCATGCTGGGGTATGAGGCCACCGATGCCGATAAACCCGGCCTTTTGTATCTTATCAGCAAGTGTGAAAAGGACATCCTGGCAAACATCAATCAATCGGTGCTGCCGGATGGCCTTTTTTACACGCTGGTGGATATGGTGGCCGGTCAATACCTCTATGACAAGAAAGCTGCCGGTGATCTGGAGGGCTTTGACTTCTCTGCCCCCGCCAAGAGCATCACAGAGGGTGATGTGTCCATCACCTTTGCCGGGGCCAGCGATGGCACCAGCACAGCAGAGAGCCGCTTTGATGCTCTGCTGGACAAGCTCATGCACCCGGCGGACAGCACGCTGGCGGCTTTTAGGAGGATAAAATGGTGGACCTGAGAAACAACGCCGCCTATAAGCAGGCCGTGCAAAGCCTGTGGGACGGCAAGGCAACCATCACTGTGCGGGAGGGCGTGCTCAACCCTGCCAATGGCCGCACAGAGCCCGTTGAGCGTGTGACCGTGGAGGAGGCGGCCTGCCGCATCTCCCACGTCACAGTCAAGAGCACGGAGCCCTCTGAGGAGGCCGCCGTGGTGGCTCAGACCGTAACACTCTACATTGACCCCTCCGTGGACATCCCGGAGGGGTCAAAAGTTACGATCACACAGGACGGTGTGACCCGTGACTATGAGCGGAGCGGCAAGCCTGCGGTGTACTCCTGCCATCAAGAGGTGCCGCTTGAGCTGTTCAAGGAGTGGGCGTGATTATGGCTGAGATCAATTTTACCAGCATCACAGACGGCGTGAGCCTTGCGCTGCACTCTGCTTTCCCGTCCTGCCAGGTGCATGGCGGGGATGTCAAGCAAGGCCTTGAGCCGGGTGACTTCAACGTAATCATGCCCGGTGCTGGCCACAGCAAAGAGGTGGGCGCACGCTACCGGCGCACGCCAACGGTGGATGTGATCTATTACCCCAAAGAGCACCCCTATAATGCGGAGTGCAGCGACATGGCCCAGCAGCTCACGCTTTTGCTGGGCAGCATCACCACACCGCAGGGGGACATCATCCACGCCTCCTCTTGTGAGTGGCAGGTGGATGGCGGCGTGCTCCACGTTCTGCTGGAATACCCCCATTTTGCCTATATCCCGCAGGAGCAGGAGCTCATGGAAACTTTAACTATTTCACAGGAGGGATGAGCCTATGGCATCTAAAACGACAACCGAGCAGGCGGCAGCGGCCACGTTTTCTGTGGCGCAACTGGCCGCCTCCAAACGCTATGCCAACCGCAAAGATTTAATCAGCGCTTTGCTGGACAAAGGCAAGACCTACACATTGGATGAGGTGGACACGCTGATTGACAAGTTTATGAAAGGCAAGGTGAAATAATATGGCACTTGGCGGCGGCACCTGGCTGGTCCAGAACAAGGTCCTGCCCGGCAGCTATATCAATTTCTCCAGCGTGGCAAAGGCCTCCGCATCCCTCTCTGATAGAGGCTATGCGGCGGCTCCTTTTGTTTTGAGCTGGGGGCCGGAGGATGAGGTTTTTGCTGTGACCTCCGGCGAATTTCAGAAAAACAGCAAAATCCTTTTTGGCTACGGCTACGATCACCCCAAGCTGCTGGCCCTGCGTGAGATTTTTCTGCACGCCACCACGGTTTACTGCTACCGTCTGGGCACAGGGGCCAACAAGGCCACCTCCACCTTTGCGGAGGCAAAATATCCCGGTGTGCGCGGCAATGACATCTCCATTGTCATTGCCGCCAACGTGGATGACGCTGACATGTGGGATGTCAGCACCTATCTTGACGGCGTGTGCATCGAAACTCAGACGGTGGCCTCTGCCGCTGATCTGGAGGCCAATGACTGGGTGACTTTCAAGACCTCTGCAACGCTGGAGGCCACCGCAGGCACGCCGCTGACCGGCGGCACGGATGTCACCGGCATCACGGGTGACAGCCACCAGGCATTTTTGGACAAGATTGAGGCCTATGCTTTCAATACGCTCTGCTGCCCGGCGGCGGATGCCACCATCGTCAAGCTGTACGCCACCTATACCGCCCGCATGAGGGATGAGGTGGGCGCAAAATTCCAACTTGTGGCCTGGCAGCCCTCCACCACGGATTATGAGGGCGTTATTGGCGCATGGAATACCGTGACCCATGCCACCATCACCGATGTGGACAGCCACGCTATTGTGTACTGGCTGACCGGCGCACAGGCTGGCGTGGCCGTCAACAAGTCCCTCACCAACTTCAAGTATGACGGTGAGCTCATCATTGATACCGACTACACCCAGGCAGAGCTTGAGGCGGCCCTCAAGGCTGGCAAGTTTATGTTCCACAACGTCAATGGCGTTGTGCGGGTGCTGGAGGACATCAACACGCTGCTCACGCTCACGGACACCAAGGGTGAGATTTTCCAGAGCAACCAGACCATGCGCGTGTGTGACCAGATCGCCAATGACACGGCGGTGCTGTTCAATACCCGCTATGTGGGCACCGTGCCCAATGATGCCTCTGGCCGCGCCGCTCTGTGGGGCGATGTGGTCAAGCTCATCCAGCAGCTTGAGAGCATCCGCGCCGTTGAGGACTTCGACACGGACACGGTGGTGTGTGAGCAGGGTGACAAGAAAAAGGCGGTGCTGCTGACCATCAACGGCCTCAACATCGTCAACGCTATGGCCCAGCTCTACATGAGCGTTATCATTCAGTAAAGGAGGAAAAATAGATGCCTGATGCAACCATGAACACGCAGGATGCTGTCAGCGCCAACTTTGCAGAGTGCTTTGTGACGCTGGATGGCACCCGCTACTCCATGCTTATGGCCAAGGAGTTTGAGGGCAAGGCCTCCATCAACACCAAGGAGGTCTACAAGCTGGGCAATCCCGTCATCGGCCACAAGGCTCAGACGGTGGCGCTGGCTTTCTCCATGACCATCTACAAATGCACGGAGATTTTTGACCAGGTGGTGGAGCAGTTTATCAAGACAGGCGTGATGCCTACCTTTGACATCCAGACCTCCAATGATGACCCTGCCGCCACCGTGGGCCGGAGCACCAAAATGTATAATGACTGTGTGCTGGATGGTGATGTGCTGCTGTCCATGTTCAACGCAGAGGGTGATTTTGTTGAGCAGTCCATTGAGGGCTACTGTGACAGCTTCACCCGTCCCGAAAAGCACAGCAATCCGTCCTACATGTAAGGACACCGACTAAAGGAGGAAAATACTCATGGGCAATCTGTCAGCTTTTATGCACGCCAATGTCAAACAGATCGAAAACCACAAATACGCCGCCACTCCCCGCATCACCGGGGAGGACGGCAAGCCGATGGAGTGGGAAATCCAGTGCATCTCTGCCGATGAATACGCACGCATCCGCTCTGCCTGCATCCGGCAGGTGCCGGTGCCGGGCAAGAAAAACCAGTTTACCACTCAGCTTGACACCTATGCTTTCCAGGCCAAGGTGTGCGCCCGCTGCACCGTGTTTCCTGATCTTGGCAATGCAGAGCTCCAGAATGACTGGGGCGTGGCCAAGCCGGAGGAGCTGCTGGGCAAGCTGCTCATCGGCGGTGAGTTTGATGACTATGTGACAGAGGTTTTCCAGCTCAACGGCTTCAAGACGGATGACGAGCTGGTGGCAGAGGCAAAAAACTAATAACGGACGGGGACCCGGAGGCCAGTTATGCACATTTCTGTCTGCAAAAATATGGCTGGCCCCCGTCCAAGTTTCTTGATATGCCTATCAAGGAAAGGGCCTTTGTGATCGCGTCCATTGACCTCCGAGCGGAGAAAGAACGCAAGGACCAGGCCAAACTTGAGAGCAAAATGAAGAAACGGAAATGATGATCTGAGCCCCTGCCGCGCCAAGGCAGGGGCTCCTTTATTCCCAGGAGGGTGGTGAGATTATGGCAACAATACGCTCACAAATGAGCCTAAATGACGGCATGAGCGCTGTGCTCAGAAAGATCACCAGCGCATTGGACACCACACTCAATGCTTTTGAGCAGGTCCAGCGTGCCTCTGGC